AGGATTGAATGTAATCATGGTACCCACGGTGGGACTCGAACCCACACTTTCAAGATTTTAAGTCTCGTACCTCTGCCATTGGGCTACGTGGGCATTAGCACATGATTATATATTACGAAAAAAGGCCGGACTCGTAAGCCCAGCCCTATAAAGAACTATGTTCTTTTTATCAGAAGCGACGTTCTACGCGAAGACGACCAGTCCAGTTGTCAGAAGTTTCCTTGTTGACAATGTTGGTTGACGAAGCAAGTGTATAACGAACATCCTGCTTCATGTTTGAGTAGATGCCTTCAACACCGATCTCAAAGTCCTTGACTGGGAGCCAAGCGAGGTTAGAACCGACTGACCAAACCTTAGCGTCACCGAAGCCACCCTTACCGTCCCAAACTTTAGCCTTAGCTGTTTCAGGAGCAGTCAGCTGACCATAAGAACCGAAGAAGTTAGAGCGCCACTGCGGAGCCCAGTAATGCTGTGCAAGAGCAGCAACATTCCAAGACTTGACCGATTCCATTCCAGTGCTGTAGTAAACTACAGAAGGCTGGTTGGTAATGAATCCACCAAGATCGCGCTTGAAGTTAGCAATCTTGTTTGAACCATAAGCAGTTGTGTATTCAGTCATACCGTCGGCATAAGCGCCGGTAAGCCAGAAAGCATCACCAGGAGCGATGAATGGCATATTGATCTTTACACCACCGCCTGCTGCCCAAACCTGCTTGGACTGATCGTAGGTAGCGCCAGTTGAATCCTGACCCTGAGCCTTACGAGTTGCACCCATAGCTGCGACTGAACCCCAGCTCTGATCCCATTCAATCTTACCATTCAGCTGAGCCGTTGAAGGAGCAGCAATCTGATAGTAAGTCGTCGAAGCGTTGATAGCATCGACAGGAGCAACTGCAGTATCAGCAGCGTCCTGAATAGCAACCGTTGCACTCAGACCACCACCAAGAACAGCGGTATAAGCAACCTGCTTAGGATTGATAATGAACGATGCCCAATGCTGAGCGCCATAAACAGCGTTAGGCATAAAAGCAAAGTTGTCGCGAGCTGCACCAGCGGTAATACCTGCGAACTGAACGTAGGCATTCTCGATGATTGGTGTAGTCGTTGAGGCTGACTGAGTAGCTGAAGTAGGCTGACCTGTTTCAGCAAGTGTACCAGACGCACGGCTCATGCGAAGCTGCATGAATGTACGAACCGTACCATAGTCAGTTGCTGTACGAGTATCAAGATCGACACGTGCGCGAAGATCAGTACCGTAGGTATTCAGACCATCCTTAGCAGCGCTAACTGCCTTTGCACCAGCAGTAATCTTGTTTGATTCAGTTGCTGGAACATAAGCCTGGTCGTAACGAAGCATACCGCCGAGACGAATGCAAGTATCAGTACCTGGAATATAGAAGAAACCTTCACCATAAGCAGTGCAAATCTTTACATAGTTTGCAGGTGCTGATGGCTGAGCCTTTCCAGATGGCAGATCAACTGCGCCAGCAAGACTGGTCGTAGCAAGAAGCGCCAGAGCCGAGAGTGTATATTTCATTTTTACTCCTTAGTTGAATAACACATAATACAGTAGCAGAACAAGTCCTGCGGCAAGAGCTATCCAATTACAGATAGCAAGTGCGATAATGGTTTCCCATATACCGCGTAGTTTCGTCTGTGGGCACTCAGGCTCACAGTTACGATTCTTGTTGTTATTATCAAATATCTTGGAGATCGTCATGCCTCCAAAAACTTGATAATATTTTCTGGTGAGCTTTCGCCGTATGGATCAGTCTCACACTTATTATCGAATCCTGGTTCCTCGAACCAACCACGAATTTTACCGTCGAATACAATAGCGGCATAACGCCAGCTACGATCACCGAATCCAAGATTTGTCTTATCAACCAACATACCGAGCTTCTGAGTAAACTCAGCATTTCCATCAGGAAGCATCTTGACCTTTTCGATCCCCTGCTGCTTTGCCCAAGCGTTCATAACAAACGCATCGTTTACAGAGATGCAATAGATTTCGTCAATACCACGAGCCTTGAAGTCATCGTACATCTTTTCAAAGTTGGGAAGCTGATAGTTTGAACAGGTAGGAGTGAAAGCGCCAGGAAGAGAGAATAGAATTACGCGCTTGCCACCAAAGATTTCGTAAGAGCTTAGATTGCCCCAGCGATAAGGATTGGGACCTTCGATTGACTCGTCACGAACACGAACCTTGAAGTTTACAGCAGGAACAATTTCACCGACGCGCTTGTCGGTACGACGAGCATGGTCTTTCTTCATCCACGTATCATAAGAATCATCATAATCAGACATAGGATACTCCATTAGGCTTGACGTGTTAGATAGTTAGGACGTACATACTTTGCGCCGAAGTATTGCTTCACAAGATTGATAACAACCTGATCATCATACTCCTTGCATGAGAAAACGTCAAGATACATTGCGTTACCACCCATGCCATCATCAGGAACAAAGTGAGCGCAGATGTTTGACGTTTCAATCAGCTGGACTAGAGTGTATCCAGCCTTGTTACCAGATCCAAAGTTTACAATCTGTGGCTCGCCGTATGCTACCATGTCGATGTCAGCCACTAGCTGCTTTGTGAATCTGTAGATAGTATCGTAGTCGGTAATTGCTCTGTTGTCAAGTTCAGCGCAATCAAGAACCAAGTGATAACCCCAATATGCCATTTCATTTTCTCCTAAAGTCGTTCGAAAGATTTACTGCTTCTTGTGTCGTAGGTCCATTCGTACCATGACTCGAAAAACGCTCGTACAGCTTTCTCGTCGAATTTTGGATCCCTGAGGATATCGACGATGTTATCAGTCGTAGCTCTATTACTCACACAATCATATTCGCATCGCCCGAAAGTAACAATCGGTGTTTTATGCAAAAGCGTCTCCATACCTGTACCAGAGTTCACAACGACTACAGCTTTTGCTTGGGGAATCAAATCGTGAATGGAGATGTTATCTACCCATCTCACATGGTCAAACTGGGAAGCGGCTTGATATAAGGACGCCATAGAACCGGGATTGACGGGGTGTCCTTTTACGATTAGTGGTTTATTTAGTCTTTCGGTGGCCCTACAGGTAGCAACTAATGCATCTAAAACAGATACATTAGAATGGTATTTGATGGTCTCGTCGTGCGGAATCTGACAAGGGAAGAAGAAATACTCCTTAGGTAGATTTAGCTTCTGACTAGGCGGCTGGTCAAACTTGCTGCCTCCCGTATGCGCACGAGCTTGCATCTGAGAATAAAAGCTTCCGGGTGGTACATCACGATTCTTATCAAATAGGAACGGATAGCACGAAGCGCCACCAGCAAAACCCTTGGAGTCGATATAGAACTGCCATGGAAATACCGATTGCATATAGTAGCGAACGATCTTATCGCGGACAGGAAACGTCTCGACCGACTTGTGTGGAATGTAAACGATATCCGCATCAAGTGATTCGACATACTCTGGAGTGAACTGCCAGAGAGGCTTCTCGATGAACTGAACATCATCTTTCTTATCACGATGACGTTGAAGCAAACGATTTCCCATATTCTGCCAATGAATGCGAATAGGCGGAATCTCACCGCGAGCCTCAGGAACATGACCTTCTTTGAAAGTCACATCAAGACGCGGGAATAGAATTGCTACTTTCATTCTGGCAATACCAATTCAAGAGGAGCAACATACTTCATCCATTCAAAGAATGGCTTACCTTCTTCTGGAATAGCAAAGTAGATCAACGGCTGATATGTATCTGGAGTAATACCACGAGCCACTTGCATAATCTTTCGTTCACCAATCATTTTCTTCACATTCTCAGCTTCCGCCTTATCTTTGATAAGATGGAATGCGAAGTTGAGCATATGCGTTGTAGATTCTGGGCGTTCAATTACTTTCATTAGCGCACCACAAAGCTAGAGAGCAAACGATCCATCTCATCACGATGTTTACGTTCGAGTTCATAGAGCTGTTCTTTTTGCTCTTTGGTCATTTCTTGTTCGATGTAACGTTCCTTTGTTACACCCATCTCATCCACACCTACAGTAATACGTCCGTGAAGAATATACTTTTCAAAGTTGATTACTGCGATATCAAAAAACTCTTCAGGCATTATCGTATCATCCTATCAAAATGATTCTTCTTTGTCAAGTATGTTGGATTCTCATACTTGCGCGGACCTTTGCCAGTCCAGATCGTCGTTCCGTCGATAAACTCCCAGTCCATAAATTGGGCATCGAAGTAATGAAAACGATAGTTACTCAACTCTTTTTCATAAGTCTCGTTGATAGCAACTTGATCCAAGAACCAAGCCATTGGACCTTGCTTGATCCTGCGCATAACTTGACGAGCAAAGGCAATGGATTCGTGCGAATAGTAAACTACACCAGCGGCAACTCGCGAACCTGCATTTTCCCAGCCCACTGTACCTGGAAGAGGTTCACGAAGAAACAATCCAACCTGATCATCACCAGGCTTTTCGATATGCTTCATAATCAAACAGTCAGTATCAATGATTAGATAATCTTCTTCAGGATTGAGAGCCATCAAATCGACAATAGTGACAAACCTATCGCAGGCATACATTGTTCGCTTTGCGTCAGGATTTCGATCCTGCTCGACATTGATGAACGGAGTGCTCATGCTCCAAGTAAATTCGCTCTGAGGCCATCCAGCAATCTTGTGATATCTTGATGAGAGATGATCTAGAAAATCAACATCATCTCCCTGAGCACCACAAACATTGATGTGGATTGAGTTGTCAGAAGCCGCTGCCGAAGCTACGAGCGCAGGAGCGTGTACACGAAGATACTTGGAATCACATGATGTAAAGAGTTTCATTAGCGACCAATGATGTTGTATTCACCGAAAGTATCGTTGCGAATATTTGGAGAGTAACCATTGAGAACAGCTTCAGCTCTAGTATCATGCCAAAGCTTTGCTAGATCAGGACGAGGATGTTCACGAGTCTGACCCGTAAACCAAACAGGCTTCCACGGCTGAGTGCTCATCTCTGTATAGTGAAGATGCCAGATATCGTCGATGGCACGACCATCGCCGTCGTGACAGTTCCAGCGAGAATCCATCTCAGCAACATACTGATCATTCCCAGTAAACATACTAATATAGCGATGATGTGCGTCTGGATTCTGTTTCATCCTCGACGCCGGCTGAAGTAACCCACCGAGTCGTTCACAGTCCATAACGATAACACAAAACTCATGACCTCCGAAACGAGCGCCACGGCGAGCAGCAAGAGGCTTACCTTGAAGATCCATGCTATACAAGTCCGCAATATCACGCAGATTAAGCATGTCTTCATCCATATAAATGGCTCGACCAGTAAATCCACACGCTTCTGGAATCGCCCAGCGGAATCCGCTAAAAGGCGTCGACCAGCGTTGAGTCTGCCAACCACCCCAAATACTAGACTCATCCCGTGACTGACGCATCCAATGAATATCGAGCGGTAGAGAAGCGTTCTTACGGAGCGTGTATTCCAATACCATTTCTGAATCAGCATCTTCATTGTTCGCTGAAGTCCCGATGTAGATACGAATAGGTTCAATCATATTGTTCACCATTTAGGAAATGCGCGATTGACATAGAGCATACCAGTGCGCTGCATGAAAGGCTTTTGCATAGTGGATTCTTTGCGGATGATCTCTGTAAAGACAGGATCATAGGTAAATCCGTATTCATCAAATTTCTTGTGCCAGTATTCTTGATCCTGACAGTTCACATGATGATGACCAGTATAGCCAGGAGGAGCAGCTGTACAAATTACAACTTGACACTTTTGGAAGGCAGCCATATAGTGTGGCATATATTCTTCTTCAACGTGTTCAAGGAATTCGACAGACCAGCCAAGATCATAAAACTCTTGAGTGTACATACTATCAGGAACTGGTCCCTTTGTAAAGTCATGAATTGCGATGTAAGTATTTGGCTCCTTAGGAACATCCCAATCGCCATCAATGCCCATCGAATGTAGGTCGCGCATGGCTGCGAGAGAAACCATTCCGCCAGGACCACAGCCTACGTCTAGAAAAGATTTGATCTTGAATTGATTGATGCAATACTGAAGAACGCCACGATCATTGTGGGTCTTGTTCATGTGCCCGCCAAGATGGTCAGGCAAAGAATCGGGTTCACTCATGTCATATCCTATAGCTTGATATGAGAGCGATGAACTCTCACATAAATTTGGTCGTTATACCAATGATCTGATTCTAAAACTCTTTTGTCGATCTGCTCACGCATCTCAAGGTAATTGGCTGTACCTTTAGATTTACAAAGATAAAGGATTTCTCGATGAAAGCTATCTTCGCCTAACTCTTGAACGTCGGCTTGGAGTAGAGCATTAGATCCCCAATACTCTCTCCATCCTGAGTCGGACTTGACCTTTTTTCGTTTACCTTTGATTTTCTTTGTTCGTGTCGATTTGAAGAGTTTCTTTCCGATGTAACTCTTTTGATTGGTGAGATTGGTAATACAATATACGAAGCCGATGTAACCTTCGATACTCTCATCATCAATCTCTTTGTCGTTGTAGATCCAAGCACTCATACTATTATATAGTATGATTGGATACCTCTTCAGGATAGAGATCCTCGAGCTGCTTCAAGATGTTTTCATACTTTTCCATTTCTTGTACAGCAGCATCGAGTTCGTCAGCAGCGATTAGATGAAGATTAGCTTTGATGCCATCAATCTTATCTAATAGCATATTGTAACGCTCATTTATACTCATCAGCGTATCATTCATCATCCTCGTCTACCTCAAGCTCTTCAATCTTATCCTCCTCAGCGTCTGCCCCACAGAAGGGGCAGAACTGAGGTGATGCTTTCTTTCCACGCTTTTCATATATTACAGTATAATCATATTCTCCACAAGGGCAAGTGATATCCTTCTCTGTCATAATCAAATCTCACAACCGCCCGCAACGCAAGCAAGTTCCTGCGCCCCAGTTGTAGTGTCAGTCTTTTCGTACTTTGTGAGAGATGACCAGTCAATGGATTTTGGCATAAGAGCCGCTGCCGCTTCGTATTCTTCCTTTGTAATATCCTGGTAAGGAGCCTGCTTGTAAACGTGATCCGAGAACGGCAGAAATGAAACACCAGACATCTTGTCAAAGTGTCTGTAGACCCAAGCTCCGACATCAAGCCACTCGTTTTCCTTGACGGAGATTGTGACAGATGGCTTATGTTCACACCAGTGATCCTGATAAGTAACCCAAAGCTCAAGCTGTTCGATTGCGCTCATATCTGTACGGAATACAGCATTCTCAGGAGCCTTCATTGGGAAAGAGAATACGTAAACATTGTTCGGGCGCATAACGCAATCTTCGACTGGAATACCAGCGTCGATCATAAGTTGAGCGAGCGGATCTTTTTTATCAGCGCGAACGGTCCGAATATAGTAAGGATTATGGCGAGCGTGGATACCGCTAGCACTGTCGCAAAGCTGACTAACAGTACCAGAAGGCTTGACGCAGGTAACAGCAGCAGATACTGGAATGCCCAGCTTCTCAGCAAACTCTGCATTCGCGGCGACTGCAATAGCACGAAGCTCTTCCAGGCGTCCAGCAAGGCCTTCTCGCTTTCCGTTTGTGAGGTCATTGTCCATAATTCCTGTTAGTGAAACACCAAGCAGACGCTCTTCTTCACAGTTCTTCTTCCAGGGTGATGAGAGATACTTGAAGT